TTCAACGCACGGTATAATTTTTTCTGGAAGTACTCGATGTCCGTAAGTTCGCCAAGATTTTGTCCACCTGGCAACGTAGAGATCTCAGTTCCTCTACCGCCTTCCCTTCTTGGTAACCAAAAGTCTTCGAGCATTGACATGAATTTTTTGTCATCTTTTATCTCTCCTGTGTTTGCATCGTATACAAGTTTGTTTCTGTACCTACTCATAACATCACGTAGATACTGTTCTGCTTTGACCTTAGGTAAATTACCAACATCAATGTAAAATATTCTTCTCTCAGGTGCTCTTGATAATCTGTATATGACAAGAGAATCTTCAATCATTCTTAATTGATTGAGACCTTTGATTGCCTTATGTAAGTATGATAATGTTAATTTTTTATTTCTATCAACAAGACCAGAATGCACATGACAAATTGAGTCCTTGGCAATCCTTATACCTTTACCAGCGACAGATCCATATCTCTGTGCCATTCCTTGCGGATAATAGGTATAAAATTCTATTACCTTAGCGTCTTTGTTTATGGTTGTCTCACCTGCGTACGGTAATACAGGAACACCTTCAGCACCCTTAGCACCTTTTTCATTCTTTGGTTGCACTCTCATTAACTTAATTTTGAGAGCATCTATAAATCTTAATTCTTGAATACCTTCATCAGGTTTTTGCGTATCAATAACTTTATGATAATATAATCTACCATCTACATACCAGTTACGAAATATTTCATGAGATTTGCTGTCAAAATCAAGCAAATCTTTTACACCCTTAAATTCTTCTCTAACTATTTTTTTGAGATTTTCACTTACGCTTAAATTATCTAAATTTATCTCAACTGGAGAATCATTTTGATCAGAAACTATCGCTTCGTTTACAACATGTTCAATAGCAGTATCACACTCAGGGTGTAATGCCATATCACGATATCTTTTTATTATGTCAAACTCTGTACGAAATACACCCTCAATGTCAACATATTGTCCATAAAAACCTGTAGATAGATAATAATCAGCCCCATCCTCATTGTTTTGAGGAACAGGACTGACTACGCCTTTAGGTTTCTTGGACTCATCCTCTATCGAGAATCCAAAAAGTTTTGCCATAATATTATTTTACTTTGTTATACCATATTTATTATACCACAGAATCCTTACTTTCGCTATCATATGCTTCCCACCACTGTACTTGGAGGGTAACTTGGAATTCTTCAATGGTGTCTTGAGTATCATAATTCAACTCAATAGCACTCACTGAACTAGGCCAGCAACCTCTCATACTGTATCTCCTAAGCACAGGAAGTGTGGCAGGATTGTTCTCACCACGACTGTCAAGGTCTGTTCTTGCACGACCTAATTGGTTGACTGTCCAATCTGTAAAATACTCTGAGGGATTGATAGTGCCAGATCCATCAGATACCTTGACTATAAAGTTTGCCCAACGTTCAAATGCTTCTCTTAGTTTGAAGTCACCATCGTTGATTACTGTTATTGTCCAAGGATCAAATCTTCTGTCACCCGCTACTTTTAGTTGTCTTCCTCTAAAAGGAACAACAACCTCAGCAAGATTTGATGCAGGTAATTGAGCACCTTTGATCATCATCCTATGCGTGACATCTCCGATTTCATTATCAAAGATTCCTACTCCGCTAGGAAACTTTAGTTCAACCTCAAAAAGGTTGGGACGAGCACCACCCTGAGCAAGTCTAGTCTTGAAGGAATCAATCGTCCTTGTGTTATTGAGAACTGAAAAAATGTTTGTGTCTATTGCCATAATTGTGGGGGTCTCCTATTACACAGTTCCTACAACTTCACTGAAGGACACTCCAGTGCGTGTAGCTACGAATGTTAGTCCGATAAAGTTAATCGAACGTGCTGGTTTGATGAATATATCCGCAATAAATTCATTACGGTCAATAACATCAGCAGTGTTATTTGTCTCATCACATATGAGAAGAAAATCTTGAATTCCTCTTTTTGCTTGAACATCCCTTAGGAATGGTTCAACAACGTTGACAAAATTAGATCTTGTGCCAGCATCATTGAGTTCAAAGAGTGCTGATTTAGCAGCGTTTTCAATTGCTTTTTCTACAGTGATAAAGAGTCTTCTTACGTTGATCCTATCAAATGCACTCTCAAATGCTAATCCTGTTTTATCTCCAAAGAGAATTATACCAGAACCAGGTTGTGATATGATAGGGTTGATTCTATTTGCATAGAGTCTATCTCTAGCGTCTTGACCAGGATTGAACGCAAGTTTTACTGGGAAGTTCAAATTACCTCTTGCTGTACCAGCAGGTGAGAACCATGGGAATGAATCTCTATCTGTTCTTACCATCAATCCAGCAATATCACTAGATGCAGGTATATAAACAAATTTCTTATTGAACCTATCATAAACGTATTGATAACCTGAATCAAATACAGCATAAGATGATGAGGTTATTGGTGAGAAGAACGATAAGACATTATCTAATTGATCTGTGGCACTTGCAACGTTTACTGTTGCAGTTCTATGAGGTGATATCACAGCAACTGTGTCCTTTCTGCCTTCGGCAATCTGGATCATTTTATTTGCTTTTGCCTGCTCCTCCTCTTTTGTTTTATGAGCAGAACCTTGTAACAAGAATCTAATGTCACTATCTACAGGATCAGCAAATTTATCATATCCTGTTAGTATGTCACCTAAAGGTGCATCAAACAATCCTACACCTGTGTAATCTTTACCACCTACAAGAGGATATCCTACATTTCCTAAAGAAGCAAATTTAACATTCTTTACATTTTGACCCCATGCTCCAGCATTATCAGTCACAGGAACAAATCCACTACTAAATCCAGATGCTAATGGTTCTGTACCATGATGAGTATCTGTTCCATTTACGGGCGATACACCAGCAAAAATAAAATCAGAATTATCCGCTAGAAAATCTTTGTAGTAAATTGATCTACCACCAGATTGTGTGGTATCTTTTCCTTTAGAAAGGTTGGGGAATTTCTCAAGAACTGATCCCACATCACCAGTAACACCACCACCTGCATCTATGACTACAACGTGAAGAGCATCATTTGCTCCATCTCTCTTTGTAACATAGTCGTTTGTTTTTGGTTTATTGAGTACTGACTTCCAAGGGATAGTCACAATGTCAGATCCACCATCTGCCACACTCGTCATAATATTCTGTGCTGTATACCAATCACTTATGGTACCAGAGGCAGGTGTAAACCTACTGTTTATGTTAGCAGTGCTTGAGGAGTTGATACCAACCAGATTACCTGTTCCTGTTTTGAACTCAAGTTGAGAACCCTCTTGATAGTTTACTAGTGTTTCTACACCATCAACTACTTTACTTACTACTCGAACATCTATTGTACCACTTCCAATTTTTGAAATGATACCCTTCAACATACCACTTGCAGCAGCAGTGGTACCAACACCCACTGTTACACCAGTGAGCGATTGTGTAACACCATATCCTACAAATATGTTTGTGGTGGTAACGCCAGTAAATACTTGATCTGCAGCATTGTCTATGACTGCAACCTTAATATTTTCTGCCCATGCACCAGGATTTTTTGCGGAGAAATACCAAGTGGTATCATCCGCTTGATTATTGATATAATCTTCGTATCCATCTACTCGAAGATTTCCTAAAGATGCTTGACCTGATGCAGCGTTTGCTGTGTTTAAGTCTCCACCACCAACACGAACAACATCCAACTTACCACCATATGATAAGAAGTTTGCTGCCCCATACCAACATTCGTAGTGAAAATCAGTTGTACCCACACCTGGCTCACCAAATGTGTCAACTAATTCTTTTTCATTGTTGATTCTAGTTATTTCATTGACAGGTCCTTTACGAAAAGGAGCAGCAATACCACCAACAACGTTGAGTGTAAAATCTACGCCACCCCTAGTAAGGTCAACCTCTCTTACTGAAATACCTGGAGATGCTAATCGAAGTGCCATTCTAACTCCCTGCAGTACCCGAACTTTTGACTGAAATTATTTAGGTTTTTCGTCTGCTATATACAACTTGCCCAATCATTCGGTATATAACTAAACTTATTTTCAAACTCATCATAGACCCATTTCATATTCTCATAAGCATATTTCCATGTTTTATATTCAAGGTTGCACCACTGTGAATACAGATCATCTTTCATTTTTGAAAGACGTGTTATCTTACTATATCTTGGTTTGATATCATGCTCTAAGAAGCATGACAGAGGGTACGTGTAACCAGCATAGAACTCCTCATTGATAATTACCTTTACATTAT